GTGACCTACTTGATGCCGGTCGGCAAGACGGCCGTGCAGAGCGAGGTGTTCTTCTGATGGCAACCACCGCGACCCAGGCCGACACCGTAGCAGCCGAGTCCATCGCGTATGCGGCGATGCGGGACACCTACTGGCCATCGATCGAAGCGCTGCGTGGCGGGACGCTGGCCATGCGCGATGCCGGCGTGACGTTCTTGCCGCTGCACAGCAAAGAAGAAGCGGCGCAGTGGTCGTATCGGAAGAACCGGTCGTTCTTGTTCCCGGCCTACGACAACGCACTGAAGAACCTGGCAGCGAAGCCGTTTCAAAAGCCGACGACCGTGGACGCGCTACCCGACGCCATGCTGCCGATCGTGGACGACGTGGACCTGAACGGCCGGGACTTGACGACGTTCGCACACGAGGTGTTTGAGGCCGGGTGGCACTACGGCCTTACGCACATCCTGGTGGACTACCCGGTGACGGGTGGGATGCAGACGCTGGGTGACGAGCGCGAGTTGAAGATCCGGCCACGGTTCATCCACTACAAGGCACCGAGCCTGTTCGCGTGGCAGACCGACCGCGCACCGAATGGCCAGACGGTGGTAGGCGAGATTCGCATCCGGGAGACGCAGACCGAGCGTGTGGGACAATACCAGGAGACCGAGGTCGGGTTCATCCGGGTCATACGGCCGGATAGCTGGGAGCTGTGGCGCGAGACGGACAACGAGCCGGTGTTGGTTGAGTCCGGGTCGCTGACGCTTGGCAAGGTGGCGCTGGTGACGTTCTACACAGGCCGGACAGGCTACATGACGGCGATGCCGCCGATGTTCGGCCTGGCCGACCTGAACGTGCAGCATTGGCAGGTAGCGAGCGACTACGGGAATATCTTGCACGTGAACATGGTGCCGCAGATGGCCACGAGCCTGACGGCCAAGCAGCTTTCGACCGTGACGATTGGACCGAATCGGATCACGTGCCTGGGTGACAACGAGGCGTGGATCAAGTTCGTCGAGCACAGCGGCAGTTCAATCGCGTCCGGTCGCGAAGAGCTGGACCGGATTGAAGGCCGGATGAAGATGCTGGCGCAGGAACCGTTTCTGACCGCCGCACCCGGGACGGCGACCGGTCGCGCGATTGACGAGTCAAAGAGCCAGGCCAGCATCTACCGCAGCGTCCGAGCACTGGAGAACTGCCTGGAGGAGTGCTTCACGCTGGCAGCTGAATGGATGAAGATCGAGCTACCGGAAGACTTCGCGGTGGACGTCTATTCGGACTTCGTGGCGAGCCTGGGTGGCGGCGACACGAAAGAGATTGTGGCGGCGTGGCAGGCCGGGATGATCACGCAAGAGACCGCGCTGATGGAGCTGAAACGACGCGGGATGTTGAGCGACTCAATCGACGTGGCACTGGAGGCCGAGGCCGCAGGCCAGGAGCACGAGACGCAACCGGTGGAGTTGGCGATGCCTGAGATGGAGCCGGCCGAAGAGCCAGAAATGGAGCCGGTCGTCTAATGGTTCTCATGCTGCATGACCAGGATCTGGACTTCGTGTTGTGCTGGTGTCCGGAGTGCTGTGGCTGTCGGCTCGAGAACGACGAGACGTGTCCGGTATGCGATGGACACGGACGCATCTATATCGCGGTGACTGATGACGATGACGATGACGATGACGAGATCGAAGGAACAGACAGCGGATGAAGCGAGGCGCGACGCGCGCTGGTGGAACTTCGTCTGCGATGACCTTCGCGATACGGAGAGCGTGACCGAGGCGGAATGGTTGGAGTGGCTGGAAGAAGGCGAAGACGAAACCGAAGCACAGGGAGACAGAGCATGAAATTGACATGACCGTCACGCTGCAAGGCCGCGACGTCTGGTTCTTGCGAGACGGTAAGCATGTATTCGGCCAGCCAGAAACGAAGGAAGAATGGCGGACTGTGGAACCGATGATCCCGGGTCGGAAGCGAGTGCGTCCCGAGGACGTAACAATAGAGGTTATCGAGTTTGACAGTCTCTACAAAGCCATGGACTATGCCAATGATGTGATGGCGGCTGGGTATCTCGGCGCGATTGTTGGCGAGACGACACCCGGCCAGTATGCAGTGAAGGTTTGCAAATGAAGCGACCAGGCAAGATTGAAGCCACGATAGGCGTGACGGCGAACGAACGCCTGTCCGATGCCTATACGCGGCACATGATCTTGCTCGGTCGTCTGGCCAACGGCGAATCGAGGCGGGTGATTGGCACCCTGGACACCCGCGTCTTCCCAGCTCTGCTCGGGATGACCGAGTCTGCGCTGACCGCGCTGCGTGACCGGTCACCTGCCGTTTTCACGCGCAAGGGATACGCGAACCTGATCAAGCGAGCGCGCGCGACCATCGCGTCGGGGTTCAGGGACGTGCGTGCGGACTTCGCTCGTGAGCTGTATCGCATCTGCCAGGCCGAGGCGCAGTTCGCGGTGACGGTGCTCGGTCGTGCGGTGCCGTTCGATTTCCGGCCGGCATTGCCGAGCTACGAGAAGTTCCGCGAGCTGGTCTACCAGACGCCAATCAACGGTCACCGGCTCGGGAAGCGCTTCGAGCTGTTGGCTGGCAACACGGCGGCACGCTACGAGGCGGCCATAAACGAGGGTCTTCGGTCCGGAGAGACGGCCGAGCAGATTACCCGCCGGGTGCGCGGCACGGCCGCTACGCGCTACCGTGATGGCGTTCTCGGCCGGGTGCGGCAGTGGACGGAAACGGAAGTCCAAAGTGCGGTCAAAACCGTCGGCAATGGCGCTCGTGATCTGGTACACCAAGAAAACGACAACGTAGTCGGTCGTGTAGTGTGGCGTGCTCGGTTCGAGGGAAATACCTGTCCGGCATGTGCTGGTCTGGACGGCAGTGTGTATCGGCACGGCGAGGGTCCGAGGCCACAGCTACACCCTCGGTGTAACTGTTGGGTGGACCCGGTGCTGAAGAGCGCAAAAGAGATGGGCCTGAAACCGGGTGACCTGCCACCACTTGAGCGGCAGAGCATGACCGGCAAGGTGCCGTATGGCACCACGTTCTCGGGATACATGAGAAAACAAGACCGCGCGTTCCAGAACGAGGTTCTGGGTCCGACGCGCGCGAAACTCTGGCGGTCGGGTCAGGTTAAGCTCGACCGATTCGTGGACGACAGGAACAAGATCCTCAACCTGACCGACCTGGCCAGGCGGGAGGGGATCGCAATACGGTGAGGCGTGAGGCCAATCCGTTGGCGTGATGCCGAAGGAGTCGAAACATGGCAGAGAACGAGCCGACGGTCGTGGGAGCCGACGGCGTGGCGGAAGGGCACGAAACGGCCGTGCAGGACAACCCGACCACGACGGACACGGGCCCGGACTTGACCCAGGACGTGCTCAAGCTGCGCAAGGCTCTGGAGTCCGAGCGTAAGTTGAAGCAAGACGTCGAGCGGAGATTGGCGCAGTTCGCTGATCTCGATCCGGATGAAGCGCGTGATGCGCTGAAGACGGCTGCGAAAGCGCGTGATGCGCAAGGCAAGACGCAGGACAGGGCCAAGGTCGAGAACGATGCGCGGCTTGCTCAGATCGAGGCCAAGCATGAGAACGAATCGAAGACGTGGAAGGACCGCGAGGACTTCCTGCTCGGCCAGATTCAGCGCAACCTCGTGGACACGGAAACGGCGACGGCTATCGCGGCGTGTGGCGCCAACGTGGCGTTGCTCACGCCGCACGTCAAGGCGGCCATCAAGCTCGACAGCGATCCGGACGGGAACTACGTCACGCGCGTGGTAGGCGAGAACGGCGAGCCGCTGGTTACGCGCGAAAGCGGCAAGACCGGTGACATGAGTGTGCGCGAGTACGTCGACACCATGATGCGCGAGAAGTTCCCGGTGGCGTTCCCAGGCACAGGCAGCAGCGGTTCGGGCGCTACCGGTGCAGACCACTCGATCATCAGTGGCGGTTCGGTGCGAATCAGTTCCAAGGACGCACGCGATGCTCGAAAGTATCGCGCGGCAAAGGAGAAGGCCGAGAAACACGGTTTGCAGTTCATCGTCGAACAAGACGAGCTGCGGTAACAACCAACCCAATGGCGCCTCACACGGCGTGAGGCCTTCGGCAGACGGCGTGATGCCTATGCTCGATCGGGCGCCAGAAAAACTACTTTCTGGAGTATTGAGCAATGGCGAACACGCTCGGGTATTACAATCCCGTCTTCTACGCCAACGAGGCTCTCCGTCTGTTGTACGAGAATCTCGGCATGGCGCGCTACGTGTATCGCGGCTACGAGAACGAGCGGCGTTCGTTCGGCCGCGGTGAATACATCAACATCCGTCGTCCTGGCACGTTCTCGGCTGGCGATGCGCCGGCTGCGGCGACCGCTATCGCGTCCGAAAGCGTGCAGATCCAGCTTGCCTACTGGCGCGAGGTCAAGTTCGAGCTGACGGACAAGGAACTGGCCTTTACGGGTGAGCAGATCATCCGCGATCACATCGCACCGGCTGCACATGCTCTCGCCGTGGACATCGACACCAAGCTGGCGTCTCTCTACCAGGAGGTGCCGTGGTACGTTGATGGCGGCACGGCCATCACGGTCGCACTGATTGCGCAGATTAAACGCGTCATGGCGACCAACAAGGTGCCGCTCGACAGCCGGTATTTCATGCTTGACGAGTTCTTCGAGGAGGAGATGGTCAAGATCGGCGACTTCAACCGCTACGACGGAGGCGGTGCGGCCGGAGTCAACATGCAGCTGTCCGGCCTGATGGGTCGGAAGTTCGGCTACGATTTCTTCATGAACCAGAACGTCCCGACGCACACCCCGGGTGTTTGCGCGGACGTGGCTGGCGCGGTCGATCTGGTCGCTGGTTACGATGCCGGCGACACCACGGTCCACATCGATGCCGTGACCGATGGCGGCACGGCCACAGCCGGCGACATCCTCAGCATCACCGGCGACACGCAGAAGTATGCCATCACCACCGGCGTGACGTTCACGGGTGGCGAAGGCGACTGCGTCATCTCGCCTGCACTGAAGCAGGCCGTGCTGGACAACGCGGTGGTTGGGATCGACATCACGGCTGCCGGTCCGCAGAACATGGCGTTCCACAAGAACGCGTTCGCGCTGGTCGTGGCGCCGTTGCCGGATCTCGGCGGCGAGCTTGGCACGCGTATGGCGACCGTGACGGACCCGACCACGGGTCTGTCGCTTCGCTCGCGTCTCTTCTACGAGCCGAACAGCTCGGCCATCAACGTGGCGCTGGACGTGCTCTATGGCGTGAAGACGCTTGACCCGAACATGGCGGTCCGACTGCCTGGCGACGGCGCGTAAGCGCTCTTCTGAATAGGCGCCTGGCCTTCGGGCCGGGTGCCTGTTCTCGGGAGGTGAATCATGTTGGTGGATAGATACAACGACGCAGGCGACGGCGTGAAGATCGACGAGGGTGACGCGGCATCGCTCGCGGTCTGGGCGGCCAAGGGCTACACGCACGAAGTCAAGCCGGAGCCGGAGCCGAAGCCGGACACACCCGTGAGCAAGAAGAAGTTCAAACACGTCAAGGCAAGCGATGCACCGGCCGTGGCGCAGCCTATGCTGGAACCGGAGGATGAGTGATGGCCAACGTAACCGGTCCGATCATCGTGGATGGCGTCACGCTCACCGCGGGTGCGGCTGATGTGACGTCGGACACGCTGATCGTTTCGCCACATGGCGGGACAGTCGTGGTATGGCTCACAAACGGCGCGACAGGTCCGACTGTCGCCGCTCAGGTTCAACCGCAGGTCAGCGTGGACGGTGCCAAGTGGGGTGATCATGGCGGTGCGCTCGTGGCGGGTGTGGTGGCCACGATACCGTATTCATGGACCGTGGACATCCCAGACGGCATCAACATGGCGCGTTTCGTCTGCGGCTCGAACACGGACGAGGACGTGACGGTCA